CGCATACGTTATCTCCCCGCAATCTTTGGGGTCGCATTGTAGAAAATGTTATCTAGGAAAATTCCTCATGGCGGACCAGCCATGATTGAAACCTAAAATAAGATTTACATACAAATGCCGGCTCGCGCCCAGGTTTCCACCTGACCATGGGATAACTCCATGGGATTTGAACTTGTTGCAAAACAACAGCACTATAAAAGTGCAAGCTTACAAAGAGTAAGCATCCGTGTATGAATAAAACACGGGGGGTCCCTGATAGAAAAACAGGGAAAAGTCATCTCCGGCCGCAAAAGAGATGAGGATAATCCGGTCTGCATTACCGTTGTCACCGTTCCCTGCCATATTCCACATTTCATGTGTGAAAGCTGGATAGTCACCTGCAGCAAAGAGATCATTTTCGTCACATATCTCATGCCATAAGCGAACACGAGGGGATAGGAATCGCAGCTCACTATAGTAAGGTATTTGAACCTCATTAATGGGCTGTTGCATGGCTGGTGAAAAAACCATGCCGTCTGGACCATATCCTAATGCATTTGCCATCACAGCAACACGGTCTGCTGGGATCGCTGTTTGATCATGCGAAGAAAATACAGCAAATGTTTTGTGAACAGTACGTTTGGTGACATTTATCACCTTTTCTGTTTCACTGCCGTTCAGTCCCATACCCAAAATTTTGAGCTTGATAGAACCGCGCATTCCTGCATATGCTGTTGAATAATAGCCTAAAAGTGTTGGTATAGAACCATAATTTCTGTCATAAGTGCCAACAACACCAGTAGACTCAAATGGACCGACCTCAGTTCTACCATAATGCATTGGAAAAGCAGGGGCTGTGTAAACCAACCTATTTTCAGCAGCAACAGTAGCAACGCCAGCGAGATAGTTACCAAAGCAATACCTCTTCACAAGGTTTCTTATGCTTTTGTATTCTTCTCCTTTGCATATCATCCAAAAATCACCAGTAGGCGAAGTAGGATTGAGCTCTGCAGACGTAGTGTTCTCTGGCTCATCACATTCGCCTGATTGAGTGACATAATCCGACACGGGCGTGATGTGGGTCATATACTCAGATGTGGGTTTAGCCACTTCGAAGTCATCACCACACGACACATACACAATAATTTCAATATTATTGTCAATAGTACTGTTTGGGGACGTTAATCCATTAACAACATACACAGACAATTCACCATTTCCATAAGTGGAGGTAGAAAGAACAGGAGTTTTTCCACCATCGACTCTGAAATATTTGGTTTCATCATCATCATTGTGCAAGATATGCCGATACTGTTGTGCTTGACCCCAACCGACGGTCAGGGTAAAGTCTTTTTCTTCATTAATATCGACAATCTTAGTGTATGCCACATTATACTCGGCTGTCTCTTGCGATTCAACAGGATCGTAGACGAATTTCAATCGACCACGATGATATCCTGATGAAACAATTTGAAACCTATACTTCATTGAGCCTCTCCAGCTATGAAAAGGTAAGGTTGCAAAAGAACAAGCCGTTTTATGCCACTCGTTGGCTGCGTCCTCAACGATCTTAACTCTCTGAACTCCTGGATCAACAAGAGTACAGAAGATTCTTTCTTCAGGAAGATCGGTGGTGGCGAAACCAAACTTGCACATATATGATTCTTTGGTCCAGACATGGGCCAAAGCCATCTCATCCGTATTACCTAATCCGACAGTAGCCGGATCAATAGTTACCTGTTGATTAAAGTCATACGATAGCGGTGTGCAATTATCAGGCACATTTGTGTTAGCAGTATTACCGACGAAAGCAGGTCTGACATTGTCAATTTTATCAATGTTAGGTCTGCAGTAGCCAAAAGTACTGGCTACCGAGGAAATAGCATTTCCTATAGTTTCGCCGGCCATCATATATGGGCCGATGACTGGTATATCCTTCAGTTTACCAGCAATACGAGCAACACTTGAGGCGGGCTTCGATATTTTCCCCTCTCCTGACTGCGGTATCAGAGAGGCGGGGTTTGCTTGGGATGGGAGTGATAGAACAACATCCTCAGCCCAAGCAAAGGCGGTGACAGTGATAGGATCAGTGCCACCATTAGCATGTTTGAGCGTAGTCATGGATCTCACATCGATTGATCCCATTTTCTGCCATTCTTCTTTAAGAACTGACATAAAAGAATTGGGCCAAAAGAAAGGTAACGCCATTTCACCCGCTGATGAATCAGTAGGGTTAAGGAAAACATGCGGTAATTGTGAATTACGTACTAAATCAACTTCCTCGTTAGTACGATATTCATGCAATTTGTCAATTGTAGGCAAAGGTCTATAAGTAGCAATAGCACGTCCATAATAAAATGGATTACCATTGATCATAAACTTCACCTTGAGGTTACAACGTATTAGCGAATACCCTGCTATACGATTAGCAACACGAGCATTGGTCAGAAATAGTGTCCAAGGGTTAAACTCATCAACGAACGATAGATTAGGAGTCCACGTAGTGGAAAAGATCTTAATCGGACGTGATAAGAAATTTTGCAAAGATACATCACCAGTTGGTACTGCATCATATGTAGGATCTGTATTCTGATCAATTGCTAGTTTGGCAAATTGACTCTCATCAGAAAAGGTTACATTCTGCACCTTTTCGTCATTATCAGTAGGAGTCATAGAATGATCCATCTGAGTGTCGTAGTCAATCACGTCTACGCACGTGGGGGCTCTCTCGTCCCCTACCCTATCAGGCTGGGTAAGCACATCATAGTCCAGTATTGACCTCGAGCCTGGACGATCGCTCCTATTATTTACAGTAAGTCTAATTTACACTGATGACGCGACTCAATTTTCATCAATAATTTACAATATTTTAAAATACAAATCAATGTGTAAATGTATATGAAACGATTTCCAATGCCTAGCACATTCCGGTAATCTATTGGAAATCGACATCCTCTAAATCGAGAACAATTTCATCAACCAGTCCTCCCTTCCCAAGGAACTTATTGCAGAGTTCCTCATAGGTATAGAGGTGGTTGATATACGCTCCGAGCTCGTGTTTCTCAATGATGAGCTCAATTTCACCGCGACGCTTCAAGAATTCTTCCTTGCCATGATAGAAGAATTCAATGAGTGCAGAGCGAAGTGCATTAGCGCAGATCTCTCGCTCAGTAGTCTCGTTTTTCTTGTTTTTCATGTAATTATGAAGACTCTTAGCAATAGATGTAACGCTTAGATTCGCGGTATGGTGTTGCAGATCTGGGTTCCACAACCAACCCCTTTTGAGGAATTCGGAATCCTTCAAATGAATGAAGGGCACTGACTCACTGGTCTTATCTGCCATCGTATATTCAACCCCACTTGCTCCCAGAACCTGGGCAATCAAAGTGTGATTGAAATGTTCTTCTTCCGGTGCTACAGTACCTATATTATCATCACCATATGTCAACAATTTTACGACTAGGTGAAACAGAGGTATGTCTAGTGGATCCACTCCCATATCGAATTTAATGTAATAATACACATATCGAAGATAAAGAGATCCAGATAAACCATTCAATATCACCGTAAGGGGATGGCCAGATGGGTTAGAACCGAACGCTTTAAAGAAGACACCTACATAATCAAGTACTGGGTAGATGACTTCTGTAAGGATTCCTCGTACAATTCGTAATTGACGTTCCGAGTACCCGGCTTTCTCGCATATATACTCCAGAATACGCGCAGCTCGACTAGTGACTTCAGGACAAATAGTCTTGTCATATGCCTTGTAATCACCAGCAAAAGTACGTTCTTCCGGATTTTCTGCTAGAAAATCCCTCAATGTGTCCCACTCAACAGAGTGGGAGTTAATGCCGACAGCCATTTCAAAGATTGTCGGCTCCTCTTGAATCAACCGTACAACGGGAAGCAAATATTTCCGCACAAGTAGGAGGTATGCCACCTCACCACTGTTAAAAACGCGGATCTTATCTTTTCCGTACTTAACGGCCTCATCTTTGAGGCAAGCCCTGAAATGTGTGTGGATACGTTCACCACTTGCCAAAACCTCCTCAAAACGCTCAACCTCCCGTTTAAACTGAGGATCTTCAAAATCGTAAGCCTCATTTATACCAGGATATTGCTCACCTATTGGAACCAGAAAGTTCTTCTTTGGTTTACAAATGGGAGGACCCATAGAGGTATCTTTGTCAATGGCATTATACGACGCAATTCCAGCGTAACCATTAATATTATACTCCCATGGAAGGGGTTTGACAATTGACAGCCATTCAGGATCACTGTCAATTTTCTGATCCAGCATACAAAGAAAATCTCGCGTAGCATAATCCATAATTCTCGGGGAAAATTCAGTGCGAGGGTGCACAGTCAGAGACATATCCCGCTGGGGATGTTTCCAAATATGCTTGTTGCTGGGGGGGCCATGTTGTTTGGGGATGTTCATGATTTCATCAACATCATCGGAAATCATGGTCTTACAGACACGAGATTTAAACCGAATTGTGTCGGTGGTATGGCATCCCATATATTCCAATGAAGGTTGGCGACCTCCTTCATCTTCTTCCATGAAATTGACACAATGCTGACGTCGCGGAACGACGTTCATATTATGAACAAATCCATATTTGTCGGGATTGAAAACCCCCGTGGAGTGACATTGCAATGTCCACCCCATTGAGTCAAGTTGTTTCATTGACTCTAGGATAGCACCCTGCGATACAATTCCAGCAACAGCTGTACAAGTATCACTCTTTCCGGCACAATGGAAAAGACCGAGAGTGGGATGTCGTTGATCAATGACATGTGTCATCATGCACAAGCCCTTTCTCGTAACTTCACCATAATTGTAACTAACTGCAGGATATTTAATCCTTTTAAGTCCATCTACGGTGGTGCCATCAAAATCCGCTGTCATACTCGAAATGTATTTCACGTGATGTTTAGACATTTCCCCATCAGGGGTCCTGTAAAATGTGTGAGCGTACAAATTCGAAGTGAGATCAAACGCTTTTGTGGTGGTAAAATGCTTCAACATATTCGGTACATCACCACCACTTGTTAATCGCACAATAGCGAAATCGGTGTCTGGTATCTTGACGAAACAAGATTTATCCACCATGGCGCGAAAATTGCGCCCCTTGCCAATTTCATCGACATTATGTTGCTTGACAGTAAATGTCATATCATCAATGTCCGATAATATATGGCCATTAATCAACCACACATTGGATTTGAGTGGGAAAATGTTACTATGAGCTTTCCGTTTAGGTGGATCACAAATATAATCCACTTCAACGTAAGCTTGAAGTTTTTCCACTTTCTTACACAGATCCTCTGTAGTGGTATTTCTGTTGGCTGGTGTTTTCTCAATATGAACAGGCGAGAACTTTTTCCAGGCACCATCAGTATCCCCACGCCTAAGCCTGGGGGTAAAAGTACCATCCGGTCTTTCACCATCATCATCGTCTCCAGAAAGAGACGATGAATCTGTGTCCTCATCACTGTCACCAGCTTGCTGTGTAATACTCCTAAAAGCGCCAAATATACTTGTCATGTTTTTAACAAGATATAGCGCTGATATGAGTCCAGCAATACCAACAGTTCCGGCCAAAATAGCCACTCTATGCTCCTCAACAAATTTTGTTATGCTTGAGGCAGACATACGTGCCATCCAACCGACTGGGTCCTTTTCCTCCTTCTCGATCTCCAATATGGTCTGGGTAAGACCTTTATCTTTCTTCCAAGCCTCATAGAATTCACTTGCAGTTGTAACTCCATCATAAGGCAACCATGGATCTTCGAGCATTTTGTCCATCCAAAAATCTTGACCACAAGGATCACCATCAACCGATTCACCTGCTTGTGTATCAACAGGTGCAGTGGATGCGATATCCTCGGGTCCAAATTCATAGAGGGTTGCGTCAACAGGTAAACAATATTGCCCAGTAGCAATATTGAAACAATTTGGATCACTCCAATTTGAAATGTCACGATGCCCCGTTCTAGCACAAAATGAATTGATTTGCTCCTGAGTGTGCTCACCATCGGCAGCAAAGCAAAAAGGACAGTCCCTTGAGGGCATTCCGTGCTCACAGATCTTAACATTGTCCAGATCCGAGATAACCTTGACGAATTTGCCCTGATTAGCGAAGTGTCTCTTCGCAGCGTTATAGACAAAGGGCATCAAATGTGAAATCGGTTTGTCTTCGAAGAGAGTTTCGAAAACAAATGTATCACATAATTTGCCCTTCACTATGGGTCTTCGCACCAATTTCACACGCTCGGCCGTGAAAAGCCAAGCGTTGGGACAGGCTGTGTCAGCCATCTTATCTGCATTGGGACCTCCAGTGTCCGGATCAACATAATCCGGGTTGAGTTTGACTGTGATGAAAAGATTGAATCTTCTAAGAATAGATTCCGGACAATTCGAGAATACCTCAGCCAGTAATGTCTTAACATTGGTATTCACTATAATGCTCTTCGGATTCCAGAAGATCTTATTTTTCTTTTCCACGTCCGCCTGCAAAGTGGCTCGCGGTGCGTTGTTGATGATTTCAATCATCCGTTGAGACGGAGGGCGATCGATAAATTGTGATTTTGTGTTACAACTATCATCAATTACCAAACCATATGTCTCATTGGTGACATCAGAATCATATTTGTCGCCCTCATTAAGACTAGAGATGTTCGTAGCCTTATGAGGGTAACCACCCGCCGACAACACACATTTCATCAAAAGGTTTGTGACTTGTGTCTTGGCGGTTGAGGAAGGCCCAAAAAGATTAATGGCAAAAGGAGCCTCGCGAATGCTGGACCCTTGGACACGCGTTAACATGGCCACGGATAACTGCTTCATGCGGAGCAACTTAGCCAAAATACCTTGTCGGAGAGCAGGATTGTCGGATGGTTTTCCTACCTTCTTGGTCTCCTTAGCAAGGTACTCAGTGAGTCTTTTGATGAGATTATCAATTCTCACACGGTAATCCTCAATACCGTTAATGCCTTGTTCCCTCATCTCCTGGATCTTCCCAAGGACAGCGAGTTGTTCAGCAGCGAGCAATGTAGAATACTCGACGTCAATAACTTCTGTCTCCTCAGTAGGTTTCCAGAGGAAAGAAGGGTCACCCATTTGGAATGCTACAAAGAATCTCTCACAGAAGAAGAGTGTGGTCTCAATAAGCATACTGAAGAAATCAACAGACTTCTTTTGTACATTCCATGCTTTAATCGAGAAAGATTTAAGCAAGTCTTTGTGGGTTTCGGCAGCCTGGGGAAAGAAACCCAGGGAGATCAATGCACTGATGGCATTGGTGATGTTCTTAGCCAAAGGATTTGAAGCAACATAATCCTTCCAATTGAAAATTGCTTTCCGAATGGCCTTAAAGACATTAGTCTCGGATTGCTCATCTCCTGACTGAACATCAATTTCCCCGGTACTATTCCCAGGTTTAATATCACACTTCCCACCAGATATGAGCTGCGTGAAAGTCCGGATAATGCCAAGAGCAAGGGAATGATTCCCAATAATTGTTCTGGCATATAGATGGATGACGGAAACCATACCAGCTAAATTCTTTGCATGAACGACTCCCGTGACGACCGCAGTTAAATCCTCGAGTCGACACAAAATATCGTTCAATCCACATGAACTCAGCAGTGGAGGCAATTCAGGGTACTTTACGCTCTTCATGCCTTCATTAATGGTGCTACACATGTTGCCGATCTTTTCAAGACCATCAACACCTTTTTCAAACTTGTCACCACCCACCTTAACATCGACTGAGAACAGTCCATTTTGGCAGGTATATCCGGTATTATCCGTAGTAGTGGATTGATTATGAGCGGCCACTACCCCGCAACAGTCATCTTCTCGACGAAGCACTTGAACCTTTCCTTCATTTTTGGTTTTAAAGCCAAATCGTACGCTCGAATTGAGCTTGGAATGATCCTTTTTATAATACTTCCTATGTCGCGTGTGATTCCGACATCTTCGACTGTACATTTTAACACATCTTTCTTTCTCAGACATTTCACTTACAGTGCATTCATCACTAGAATCCCCAGTGTGGTTGTACTCTTCAGCCAAAGGCTGTTCCATTCCACCACCAGGGATGATATCGGTATTTACGCAAGAAGACTTCATGATAACTGTATATTACTAAATAGAGACTTAAAATGGAAAAATGATTTAAGAATATTGACTAGTAATAAGGAACCTAATAAATATATATAGCTTCCAATCCACAATTAACCAATGTGGGGGGTGATCATTCATCAGGATACACTGTCAGGAATTATTCCGCAACCTGCACGGGGACATTTAGAAAATCACCTCTACGAGGCTCCAGCAGTTGTCCTTCACTTCACTGGAAATTATAATTCTTTGGTACAAAGTCGTTAGCTCCCTTCCGAGGAGCATCGATACATCCACTACAGACAACGATTGCTTTTTATACTAAGATCCCTTCATACACTGGAATTGCACCAGCGAGAGAGCTTCACCTCTTACTGTATGAACACTCTTAGCGGGCTCATTCAAGCAGCCCCGCACCTGTCAACGGACAGGTAGCGTTGTACGAAGAATTCATTAGGTACCAACCAAAAATGGCACCACCCTAACAAAAGGGCTGGACTTCAACAGAAAGTCCGCAATACATATCTTTTTATTTTTATTTTTCTTTTTCTAATATACACGAATGACCACGAAGGCCTACTTTTTATTTGTTTTTATAGATAATAATAATATACACGAAAGATCTAGTAAAAGACCTACTTTTTATGTGTTTTTTAAAATAAAAGGAAACATATAACATATATAACATTATAACAGCCGTAGCTGAATATAAGATTCCCCATGACACGATCGACAGAACGTAATCACGGGACATGGACTCAATGCCTGACAGGCACATACACCATCGTTTCGGTTTCACAAAATGAATGTGTCGCATCAATATCTACGACACGCGATAGCTGGTTTAACACTATCAATACCTACTTTAAAATCATATAAGACTGGTAAGACCGTGGGAACTACCCACAAGCCTCAAATCCAATCATTCAGAGAGAGCATAGCGAGTAGACGCTTTAATCTACACCTAGCATAACACCTAGTATGGGAAATTGCCC